GCGGATGCGCTGCTTGGCTGCATTGTATGTGGTCCAGCTATGCAAGGCATGATGACCGGGGAAGATCCGGTTCGATCTCGCAGGTCTGAATTCTCCAGCCCGCGCCGATCCGGTTTCAATGCTATGTAAAACAATGGCTTGCCAATTATAAATTATTATGTTAATCCGACAGTCTCATATGACAATCGACGAGCGCAAGGGTGTTGTTTGGCCGATCCCGGCACAATACCGAACCAATGATTATGATCTGGCAAATGTCACTCCGGATCAGGTTCGCACGATTCTTCGGGGCGTTAGGACTGGAAAGCTAGAGGATCAGGATCGCTTGTTCCGTCTTATGCTTGATACTTGGCCAAGGCTGCGGAAGGCGCTAAATGAGGTTGCCGGATCGGTCGCTAGGCTGGAGTTGGAAATCAAACCAGCAATCCGGGAGGATGCCGAGGAACCGACTCCGGCGGCGGTTAAGATTTACGAAACTGTCGAGCGGGCGCTTGAGTCATATTCTCCCCGCCCGGGATATTGGGAGCTAGATGTATCCGGGATGGTCAAGGCTTTAATTGATGCTTACGCCAAGGGGATTTCTGTTCTTGAGATCGTATGGCAGTCGCAAAATGGCATCATTAGCCCTCGTTGCTATGCTCCAGTTCCTGCAAAATATCTAGCCTATCCATCCGCCGGGAACGATGTTGATAGGCTTATGATTGCTCCGGGTGGATACAATTACGCATCTCTTGTTGATTTCCCACCTGATCGTTTCTTGATCGGCGTTTGGTCGCAAGGCGGGACGCATCCGATCCATTCCGCCAATCTCCGGACGCTGACAAAATATTGGTTGGCATCCGTCTATGGTCTTGGTTGGTTGATGCAATTCTCGCAGCTCTTCGGGATCCCGATGCGGACGGCAAAGACCGATGGCACCGAGGATGCGCTAAATAAAGCCGAGGATATGCTGGAATCAATCGGATCATCCGGTTGGGCTGCAACTGGTCCGGGCGTTGATTTCGAGATTCATTCTGCCGTGACCGGGGGCGACAATCTTCCGCAATCGCACATGATGGATGTGGCGGACAGGGCTTGTGATATCCTGCTCTTGGGGCAGACGCTAACGACCGATAACACCGGGACAGGATCCCGGGCGCTAGGGGATGTTCATTCCGGCATCCGGAGCGAGGTTCTGCAATCCGTTTCGTCATGGGTCGCTTCTATCATCACAACGCAGCTAATCCCGGCAATCGTCCGGATGAACTTCGGCAAGGTTGCTTCCGAGGATATGCCCTATTGTGAACTAGAGATTCCGGTTCCAAAGGATGAGAAGGCAATTGCCGAGCGTGTCAAAATTTACAATGAGATCGGCATTCAGATGCCAAAAGCGTGGGTCTATGATGAGCTTGGGATTCCAATGCCGATTGAAGGCGAGGAGATTTTCGGTGGCGATTCTATGCCTCCAGCGATTGAGCCGGAGATTCCGGTAGATGCACCAGATGTTGAGGATATGCCGGAGGAAATGTCGGATGAAATCACCGACATAGACGAGGTCGAATCAGCGGCTTCGGTTGATCTCCGGCCTACTGAAAAGATGGCCCGCAATGCTGCAAATGCGCTAGAGGTCCGCCGGACAAAGCCGCAATCCGAGCGGGGCATGACATCTGTCGGTCTAGCTAGGGCTAGGGATATCTCCAGCCGATCCGAGCTTTCCGAGGATACCGTCCGCCGGATGGTTTCGTTCTTCAGCCGCCATGAGGTGGACAAGAAGGGTCAGACTTGGGACGAGCAGGGCAAGGGGTGGCAAGCATGGAATGGATGGGGTGGAGATGAGGGATTCAGTTGGGCAAAGTCCATTGTCGCTAAACTCGACAAACAATGACTGATGAGGAATTGAGAGATGTTGCTTCCGATTGGCTCGCTCCAGTCGATCAGGTTCTAGCTGACCTAATGGACAAATCGCAGCGGATGACAATCGGCGCATTTATCCGGGAGGTTGATCAAGTAATCGAACGCATCCCGCAAATGTATGGGATGCTCAACGCTCAAGCCTTGACCGATGCGCTGGAGAATGAAATCGGGAAAGCGATGCTGAAAGGGCTTGAAGATGAAAGTAGGTAATTCATTCATCACAATTACGGCAACCGGGCTGGATGAAGCCAAGGCTGCTGCTATTGCCTTGGCGGCTCCCGGTGTCCGCAAGGCTGCGGTTCTGCAAGGTGGGCAGGATGCAATCGAAGAGGTTCGGAAATATTACGCGATGGCCGGAAGGGTTAAATGGATCACGCCGAGACTGCCGACTCATGGCCCGGGGCGTGAGCAAACCCGCTGGTGGGAAGGCACAGCGCGAGGTTGGAGTTTGAGCCAACCAAATTCCAACACGGTTACATTTAGCAATCAAACCATCGGATTGGCTCATAAAGTGACAGGCGGAACGATCCGGGCTAAACGCAAAAACAACCTAACAATTCCGTTGGATCCAAGAGCGCACGCAAAGACCGCTAGAGAATATTCCAACCGGGTTAACCCATTGTTCCGGGTCAAGAATGTTTTGGCCGAAGTTGACGAAGGCGCTCCAAACGGAATTAAACCGATCTATGCCTTGGTGAAATCCGTCACTCATAAGCCTTGGCCTAATGCTCTTCCTCCGGAAGATTCATATGTGAACGCATTCATGGACGGCGCTTTGGACTATTTGATATCTGAATTCAATACTTGACATATATGACCATGTATGATTATCTCCCTTCGATGTTTCGCAATTCCAACATTGTAACCGCTGCAATCCAATCGGAGCTTTCCGATGTTGCTGGTTCAATTGTCTATCTCCCGGAAGGACAACACCGCATCAATGCGACCGTTGGCGGAAAGGCCAAAACCGTTGATGTCCTAGTTGATTCCCGGGTTGCTGCATCATTCGCTGAAGACCTTAATAAGCGATTTGAGTCTAATGTTCGCCCGTTCGCAGGGTTTGATCATAAGCAAGGTGCCGCCTCATTTATCCCCAAGGAATTTAGATATGAGGAAGGCGTTGGTCTTGTGCTTGATGTCGAATGGACGGAAGCCGGGCGCAAAGCCGTTGAGGGGCGCGACTATTCTTATTTTTCCCCTACTTTCCTTCTTTCAAAAGACGGAATTCCGACTGGTCTAGCAAAGCGTGGCGAGATCGGATCCCTAGTCAATGATCCAGCATTTGAAGAAATCCCGCGCATTGCGGCATCACATAACGAACAAAATAATATGACTGAACAACTGATCGAATTGGGTCTGGTTGAGGCGAGCGAATCGCCGGATACCGCACTCGAAACCGCAAAGGCTAATCTCGCTGCTCTTCGTGAATCCGCCTCCCTTGCCGAGCAAGTGGAAGCAGCTAATGAAGGCAAAAAGTCCGCCGAAGAACAACTTGCTGAAATGGAAGCTGCATATGCCGCTCTTAAAGCAGAATACGAAGATATGAAGAAAAAGATCGAAGAGAAGGATATGGCATCCGCTGAATCCGCAATCGACGAAGCTGTCAAATCTGGACGCATCGCTCCACAAGACGAGGATGCTAAAGCATTCTGGAAAGGTGCAATTCTTGCCGATAAGAAGGCAGCCAAGGTTCTTGCCTCGCTGCCAAGCAACGAAGCAATCAATGGCGCTACAATTCTTGCTGGACGCATCGAAGAAACTCCTTCAGTTGAACTGACTGGTCTCGCTCGCGTCGAAGCTGCATTTAAAGCACAATCGCTCAACAAATAATCCCCAATAGAAAAATAATATGCCTAACAATACTACTCTACTTGATCTTGCCAAACTTAATGGCGCTGATCCGGTTGTCGGTCTGATTGAGGAAGTGGCTACCGCCTCCCCTGAAGTTGTGACCATCCCCGCCCGCACGATTCGCGGAACCAGTTATAAGACTGTGGTTCGCAATTCGCGTCCATCCGTTGCTTTCCGCTCCGCTAATGAGGGAACGGCTGCAACGAAGTCAAACTTCACCGAGCGCCTCGTTGAAGCCTTCATCCTTTCCGCCCGCATCGAAGTCGACAAGGCAGTTGCTCGCGGCTACGAAGATGGCCCGGAAGCTCTCCAAGCAATCGAAGGCGCTGGCGTGATGCGCGCTGCTCTTTCGACTGTCGGCTCGCAAACCATCTATGGTCGCAGCGCAGGAAGCAAAGGCTTCATCGGCCTTCAGGAATTCATCTCGACCTTCGGTGATGAGCTTGTTGTTGACGCTGGCGGCACAACCTCCGCAACTGGATCTTCGGTTTATGCAATCAAGGCGGGCAATCAAGGCGTCCAATATGTCTATGGCAACGGAACTAGCTTTGATCTTTCGCCATTCCGCGAAGGCGATGCTGCCGATGCTTCAGGCAATCGCTTCGCTGCTTATATCGCAGACCTCACCGCATGGATCGGTCTTCAATGCGTCAACAAATACGCGATTGGCCGAATCAAGAAATGCACCGCCGATTCCGGCAAGGGTGTCACCGATGCGAAGATCGCTGAATTGCTTTCGAAGTTCCCGGTTGGCGAGCGCCCCACCCATCTCTTGATGAGCCGCCGTTCCGCATTCCAGCTTCAGATCAGCCGCACGATGACTGCCAGCACCAAGCAGGAAGCCTTTACTGGCATCCTTCCGGGTGTTCCTACTGAATCGTTCGGTATCCCGATTATCATCACCGATTCGATCGCTGACAATGAAGCCCTTGCTTAATCCTAACCCCTAAATAGATAATACGACAATGGCCTTTGAATTCAATCTCAATCAACAAGATGCCTCCTACACTTCGTCGGTGGCAATCCTCCAAGCTGGAGCAAATTCCGCAACATTCGATCTTGAACAAGTCCTCGGTGGCGACATTCAAAACTTCGTGGTGGAAATTTCCGCTCCAGCCGCTTCCGGCATCGCTAACGCAGCGGTTCTTACCTACACCTTCAAGGATAGCGCCGATGGCGTGACCTTCGCTGCTGTGGATCCTGCTGTGGCAACCACGCAAACTGGTGCTGGCGGACTTGGCGTTGCTGCCAAGAGCGTTCGCTTCCGGGTTGATCCCGCAACTCGACGCTATATTCGCGTCGAGCAAACTGCGAGCGCATCTGCCGGGACCTTCGCTGGTCAGCTGTTCACCACCAAGCTACTTTTCTAATTAGCTTGGATCTTAATATGCCGCTGGTCTGGGGTTTGTTCATTTCCCTCGGATCAGCGGCAATTTTCTAACTGATCTATGGCATGGGCTGAATTAAATTTTGCGGGATTGCAGGGAAGACTAGGATCCGAAGAGATCGCTTCGCTGCTTGCTGAATCTGCCGCACCTGAAGAAAAGGTGACGGAGGTTCTGACCCATGTTGCATTGGACATTGCCAGCCGGGTCAATACTGGGCGCAGGAAGCGCGGATTGCCGCCTGTGGTTAATTCTAGTGTCTATGTGCCACCCGGGGCGCAACGTCATGCCTATGCCCTTGCAAGGCGTTTGCTGTCCGATGCTTTTCCTTCCTTGGCTGAATTCAATGGCGATGATCGCAAATCATCCATTGAGGAAGCCGAAAACTACTTGGACGATCTAGCCAAGAATGATGCCGATTCGGATGATCCGGGCGCATCCAGCTTCGCTTACTCTTCCGCATCCTCATTCCGATATGGTGGATCCGCCGTAATGGATTTCTCAACTTCCCCATGAGCATCATTCGACAGATCGTGGAAAGCATCGCCAAGAGATTGGCGGATCATGATTATTTCCGGACTGTCCCGAAGATCCCTGTGCTTGTTGAGGATGCGAAAGATGTCGAGAAATCAATCCTTAACGCAATGCAGACTGCCGGGGCGTTCGTGCTAGTCAACTTCGATGGTGCCGATACGGATTCTGAAAACACTCCCGGACCATATTTGAGCGATTCATCATTTAAAGTGATTGTTTCGGAAATTCCTTCTCTTTGGCGCTCCCGGGGATCAAGGCAGCCATCATGCACCGAAATTGCTGAAGCTATCTGCCGTCTCATTCATCATCATCAACCGCTAGATTCCGAAGGGCTTGCATTATCTGGCGGAGTTTTGTTATTCGATTCAATGTCGCAACAAGCGAACGAATCGATGCTCCAGCAAGTCCTGACATTCAGAATACCAATTGGATTAACCAACACAGACCCAGAAAGATAAAATTATGGCAACATTTGATAGAGCAACAATCGTTCGAGGCCCATGTAAGATCGGTTACGATGGAGCGACATTCTACTCCAAGGGTGGCGTTTCGCTGACCATGACCAACTCGACCTTTGACAAGGAAACCGATGCCTATGGCATTGTTGGCAAGGCAAAGACAGACTTCCAAGTTGTTGTTGAGTTTGAACCAGTTGGCGAGATCGAGGCATTAACTACGCTTTTCCCATATGGCAGCACAGCAATCGGTGGATCGATTTATGGATCAGCCGACAAGGCGCTTGTGATCACATCCGTTGATCAGACTTACACGATCAACAATGCTGCCGTGACGCAGATGCCCTCGATTCGATGCACAGCTAACAACACCGCATTCGGATCGGTTCAATTCACCGGATTAGTGGATAAGAGCGGCGACCCAAGTTCATTAGCTGATTATTATTCTGCTACTGCTGGCGCAGCGATTGGCTCGGCATTCAGTCCGTCTTTGATCGTTACTGCTCCATACCAAGCAACGCTAGGCGCAGTCGGGCCTTTCTACTCCGAGGCTGGATTTGAGATCGCATTCGACTTAAGTCTTAACCCCGTAACTGTTGATGGCATGGGCACGGTTGATATGTCGCTCCAGAATCTCGGCGTGAACATCACCTGCATTCCGACTGGGGCTTTAGCTAATTCATTCGATACCTATTTCGGATCGTTGGATGTTGGTGAGGATCTCGCAAACTCAACGCTCGATATCAGCACTAGCACATCTGGCGGATTGAATTTCGACTGCCTTGCTGTGCAAGTGATCGATATTCAGAAACGATTCAGTCCAACTGACAATCGAGTCGGTCAGCTTACCATGGCGGCTCGGCGCACATTCACATCTGGATCACCTAACCCATTGTTCACAGTCCTTGCAGTAGCATAATTCATGTATGCAGCCGCATTCATCGGGGATAAGATAATCGATCTCGCTGGCTGGGACCAAGGACCATCCGCCGAAACATCGAATCTTTCCATATCATACAGCAATCAATTCCAATCCGTTAATTATATCGGAGGGACTTGGGGGCGGCAGTTTTTCCGCTCGGGATCAATGGCGAGCGCTTCATTTGATAGTAGATTTAATTTTCCTGATTATGATACATATCAAAGATGGTCTACATATTTCCTGTCGGCGTTGCCGGGATATTTTTCCAACCAAACATCTTGCATCTTTAAACTGACCACCCCTTGGCCCAATTATGGAACTAGACAAGTTGAAACGGCTACTGGAGTCGGAACTGTAACTGGGTCTGGTAATGTTGCCCTTATTATAACTTCTCCCGGAATGGATGCTAATGGATGGGATCTTTCTGTTCCAGTATATGCTGGAGAAACTGCTACAGTATGGATGGATAGAGTTAGATATTGGCTTTTAACAATAGCACAGGTCCAGATGTATTTTTCAGTATCTGGATCCGGGGCAAATGTTGTTCTTACTAGGCGGAGTCCATATGCCGCGCAAGACAACACTCTTAATATATCAATAGGCGGCCCGGGGACGACTGCTACCGGAATAACTCCGTCTTTAATTTCATCGGGAACAACTGCAGCAGTTCCGCTTGCTGCAATGAGCGAACAAATATTCTACGATGCCAATGTATCCGTTGCCGCATCGCAAGTAGGCACATCCGTTCTGCTTAATACATCCGTAACCGGACGATTAGTCGCCCCATAATATATGGCATCAAAAAAGGTCAATATCGATATCAGCACAACGGCTAATACATCCGGAGCGGATCAAGCTGCCGGGTCAATGGATAAATTAGCCGAGGCTAATAAAAATGTAGCCTCTACCGCTGAATCGACATCAAGCAAAGTATCCGGCTCGCTAGATGGTATATTGAATTCAACCGATGAATTATCGAAGAGCTTCTTTAAGGTTCAGACCGCTTCCGAACAGGCGCTTGCTGCTTCAGATGTTGCCGCAGTAAAAAATAAGCAATCTCTTGATGCTGCGGCTGCGGCTGCGGAATCATATGAAAGGCAACTAGAAGAGATCAGGTCAGCGACCGAGAGAATTGTAGCGGCTAATCTTGCCGATGCGGTAGGGAAGATTTCCAAAGCGTTCGGGGACCTATCCCCGGAGGCTGATCTTGCTATTTCCGGGGTTAAAAATTTCCTTAATATATTAGCAAATACTGGGGATCCGGTAAAGGCTTCACTTGGAGTTGTCGCAACTGCTGTTGGCGGAGTGGTGAGCGCAATGATTGACGCTAACAATCAGGCCAAGGAATTAGACAAGTCCCAAAAGGAACACGCTCAATCGATGGCGACCATACGGTCGGAGATCCTCGCAAAAGTTAAAGCCGAGAAAATGGCTGAATTTTTCCAAAAGGAAACCGATGCCGTAAATGAGCAGATTGACGCGCTAGAGAGGCGGAGCAAAGTTCAATCTGCTATTGCCTCCGCTCAATCTGCGGTTGGCGGGGCTGCTGCCCCGGGTGGAGCGGATCCCGGGGTGGCTGAAGCCGCTAGAGTAAATTCAGAGACGACCGCTAAACTTGCGGAGATCGACAGGCAAGTGGCGCTTGCCGGAGATACTTTGGCGGCAGCAACAAGAAATGTTGAGATAGCTAACCTTGCTCTAAAAGAGGCAGTCCACAGAGAGGGTCCGGGAGGAGAATCTGCAATAGCAGCGGAAGCAAAGCTAAAAGCAGCGGAAGAATTAAAGGCTCAACTCGAAAAAGATTTCCAAGATATACAAGATATATCTACCGCTAAAACTGCGGAGATTGTTGCCGAGGCCCAAACTCAAGTTGACAAAATAACGGAGCAGACTACGGCACAATGGACTGCCGGAGTTGCTGCAATTCAAACAGAATTGCAAGCGGAGATCGACAAGCAAGGAGCTAGTGCAAGTTCTTCCATGAAGAGTGCGCTCGAGGGATTCGCTGCGGTAATGGCGGATGGTCAGATAAAGCCAGAGGAAATTGCAAAGCTCAACACGGCTTTCGAACAACTTAAAAATTCCCAAAATCAATTTAATAGCAAGGTTTTGAGCGGGCTTCAGTCTCAAAATTCCCAAAATGTTCAGGCGCTTAATCAGATAACTTCTATAAATAATCAGATAACAACGAAGCTAAATGGAGCGATCAATGCTTTAAATAATTTACAAAACAGGGTAAATAGCCTAGCATATCCAGCAAGATAACAAAAATATGCCAACCAAAATCTTACCAACAGAATATTTAGGATCAAATTATAATGGTGATACATCAACTGGTGTTGTTTCATTTGATATCGATGATTTTGTATCCTCGTCAAATTTATCCAAGCCGGAAATTGGGCAAGCCGCAAACATCGATCCTGTCGGGCTTGTTGTCGGATTGAGCTATACAATCACAACCCTTGGGAATACGGACTGGCAATCTGTCGGCGCTCCATCCGGATCGGTTGTTGGGACATCATTCACGGCATCTGCTCAATCCGCATCCGGAACGACTGGAAAGGTTTCGTCCGGAGATGCTCGCAGGGTTTTGCTTGGATTGTGCGAACAAATTTATCAAAAATACTTTCAATATTCCGCTGCTGGAACCGCTCCAGCGAAGATGACAGTTGGAAGGACAACCGGAATTGAAAACTCTACCGGATCCGTCACATCATTGGTTATTACTTATAATATTGGATTTACTGTTGATATTCAAACTCAAGAGGTAGCGGAAGAATAATATGCCTGTAAGCTGGACAATCGCCGGGCAAACCGGGAGAAATTTTGATGCGACTGCAAGATCGCTTGAGTCTGCTTCTATTAGTTCTGCCAGACTTGAATTCAAAAACCTTGAGCCTGATACTCTTACATTCACGATTTCCGCATCCCCATCTGGTGCCATATTTCCGGATCTAGTCCAAGAGATGGCCCTTTACCGAAATGGGGTCCAATTCTTTGTCGGATATGTCACAGATATAAGAACAATGATTGATTCTCTCAATCAATCCGTCCAAGTAACCGTATCTGGAACTTGGTGGTGGCTTGACAAAGTTCCTTTGACTGCAACTTGGAATGATGGTGCTGGAACTTCAGGGGAGAGAATTGCAATCGTCTTCGGAAGCGCAACTGCCGGGCAGAATTTAAAAACTAGCCTTGAGAATGTGATAAATAGAGCAGCAGCCGCAGGTGTCCCAATCGCATCTATAGCGCAGGGGTCGTCTGTTGATAATATGTTTGATTTTCCAAAGATAACATTAAATCAATCTACTTATGGACAGGCTTTATCGGAGCTTGTGCGGATCGTTCCTGATACAATGGTATGGTTTGATTATTCGACAAAACCAGTAAGAATGAGAATAACTAGAAGAGGCAACGCTACTGCAACCAATCTTGATGCCTCCTCGTCTCCGATTGTATCTATCGACATAAATCCTGTAATTGAGCTTCAAGTTTCACAAGTCACCCTGCCTTATGTAGATAGAGACATACAGGGAAGGACCATATTTAAGTCTCAATCATCAGGAACAAATTATCTATCACAAAGGCAAGTCATAACCGTATCCGGCCCGGAGCTTGATACGTTTCTGCCTAATGATTTGTTTGATTCGCAGACTCTAACAGTTGCTCCTAACTTGACTAACCTTGTTCACGATTCAGACCCTAGATGCGTTGCCGCTGCTGCCGCAGCCGGAATCGCTAGACTTCCTATAAGCATAGCTTACAATAGGCAGGCTTATTGGACGTATTCAAATTCTGAAGCCTCATACTATACTTTTGGTGGGGCAATTTTAAAAGACTCAGGAAACAACACTTTATCTGGATATAATATCCTAACATCGGCCCCTCCCGCTAATTGGTCAACTATCAATTGGAAACAATGCAATCTTACTGCAACAATGTGGGCGAAACATAGATACCAAACTGGTTCTAAAATTTTTCCAGTCCCTACTTATTGGGCTGAAGCTGGATTTACTGAAGTTATTTATGCACTAGAATCTAAAGCAAATGACAGTCATGTAGCTAAATGGTTTGCAAAAACTATTATTATTTCGTGCAACGCTACTAATCAAATTTCCTCTCCAACAACCATTTACAAACCTGCGGATTATTCATTCATATATCCTCCAGCCGACCTTTCAGCCAATCTTCTTGCGGCTCAAAATTGGCTTCCATATGAAGGGCAAATTCAACTTGAGCAGGAAGATGTCGGAGGCAATAGATATAGGGGGACAAAAGTCAATATAGCTAATTCTTTGTCTTCGTTCTCCAATATGGGGGCTTTAGTTAAAGGCGAATCCCTAGAGATCGAAACCGGGCGAACAACTATCAGCCTTGGCGCTCCTGCTAGGAATGATTACCGGACTCTTGTTGATAAGGTGAGAAGAACATCCCAAGACAATATTGTTTATGTATGAGTGCAATAACACAATTTAACCTATTTAGGCGAAATAATGGAGATGTCTATATTCAAGGCGGGATTTTTGTTGATTTAACTAGACCAACTACTGCTGCCTACATTTTGGCATATGATTTAAACGGGATTCCAACAGGGGATTCTGATTCATTCAATCCTGCCCCGGTTCTTGCTGGGGGGAGCGGAAGAAATATCTTAATGCCTTTTTCCGGGAATCCTAATTTGCCATTTGGAGTATTTAGACCAATATCTGATTACAAGTGGACAAATGATTCGATGCCGGGAGGTTTTTATATTGAGTTTAACCAATCAACGGGGAATCTTGATTTTAAGAATGCAACAGGAACTATTGCAACCGCTCCGCTAGGATCAATAGCTATAAATAATCGCGCACCAGCAAGCGCAACGGTTAGTCATTCAGGCCCGGGATCACAAATTATTACAATCGATCTTGGATCTGCAACTGGAACGACAAATTTCACATATACATCTGTCACCGGGAATACGAATTTTAATGTTACATGGAATGGCGTTAGCAGATTTAGCGGATCCGGAAGCGGAACTACATCATTCAATAAAAATCTAGCAAGCCCGACCACCGCAACCGTTGAAGTTTCCGCCATTGGCGATGGCGCAACTTCAACATTTAATCTCGGTGTCCCGGGAGGCGGCGCTGCTCCATATGTCCCTCCGGCGCTAGGAACTGGAAGAGTTGGATTTGTAGCGTCTTCTACTTCCTACGGAAACTCCCTAAATGGGGGGGTCGCTTTTAATCTTTATCCATTGTTTGAGAATTCGGCAAACATTAAGACTTGTAGCGTAACTGCGGAGACATCTATCGGTTCCAGCTTTGTTTTCAACTCTGATAATTATCAAAGATTTTATGATGCCACCGGGAAGGCATATGAAATAGTCATTGGGCAAACTCAAGCTGAATTCAGGGACTCTACCGATATTATAGCAGTAAAAGATACAAGCGATGATTCCACCTTCACGGATCCAACAGGAACATATATTTCCACGACATATGGAAAAACAAAATATAGCCTAGCGGATGATTTCTTTATTGATGTCCAGCACAATAACAACGATCCAATCCCTGCCGTTTATTTTTATATCATGAAATATTCTGCCGGGGTTTTTGTCGGGGCCGAGGGTCCGTATAGCTTGAGTTCCCTTCCAGCAAATTCCGCAACCGATAAGATATTGCCAATTGGCGAGTTCATCGGCGGCACGACAAACAAGCTATTGCAGCTATGGGAGGGTCCTGTTCTGCTGCGATAATGTCCTTTACAAATCTTGCTAAATCTGCTACCTAAACCGCTATATGTCAGGCACAAACCTTGATGCCCATTCTGGAGAAACATTGAGCTTATCCTTTTCCTGCAAGGACGAGACTGGCGCGGCATTCAACCTAACCGGATATTCCGCCCGGGCCAAGGTTCGTTCCACAATCGCATCCAGCGTTGTGGTGATCGATCTAACCCCGACAATCCCCAACCCGGCTAATGGTATCATTGTCGTATCGAAAACCGACGAGCAGACTGCTAATGTTCCGCCCGGCGTTTACCAATGGGATTTGGTGCTGGATACTCCATCTGGCGGGGTGATTTACATCGCTGGCGGCACAATCAAATTCCGTCAAATCGCATCACGATCATGAGCATAGAAATCGTAGAAATCAGATCATCATCTGATGAACCATCAATTGTTTCCATCAATCAAGGCCCATCTGGGCCGCCGAATATCCTTACAATCGGAACGGTGGAGAGTGGCGCTTCCGCATTTGCGAACATTACCGGATCATCCCCAAGCCAAGAATTGAATCTAGTTCTGCCCAAGGGTGATCAAGGCATCCAAGGTATTCAAGGCATCCAAGGCATCCAAGGTGAGACTGGAGCCACTGGGGCGCAAGGTGACCGTGCTGGGCTGAAATACAGATTCGACACGAGCACAAGCCCCGGCGCACCGAGTCCCGGGCATCTTAGGTTTAATAGCTCAACTTTAAGTGCTGTAACTCGGATTGCGATTCGGGATACGGATTTTGACGGCACAAGCACCAGTGCATTACTAGATTTAATTGATGACTCAACATCAGCAATCAAGGCGCGGGTTGTGATCCGTAGCAACTCAAATTCAGACACCAGTCATTTTAATTTCCTTGTCACAAGCGTAACTGACGAGGGCAATCATCATCACATCAATGGAACATACGTATCGGGTT